AGCAATCCCACCGTTACCACCTGGGCCCCCTACTGATCCGCCCCCAAAAGTGGTTCCTGATCCTCCACCACCAACTAAAAGTACTCCAATTTTAGTTGTGCCGGCTTTTGCAGCGTAGGTTCCAGTTGTGTCACCAAAATCTGCATAAGTGATAAGAAGATCATTTGATCCCGCTGATCCTGAAGAGGCAGCTGTAATTCTTCCATCTTCATCAACAGTAATGTCAGCAGTCGTATAAGAACCTGCAGTAACCGCTGTTGATTGTAATTGACTTGGCCCAACTGAGTTGGCTGCCATTTTCGTTAAGGTTACGTTAGACTGTAAAATTTGATTTGTTGTAACCGCATTGGCTGCTAGTTTTGCTGTGGTTACGTTTGATTGTAAAATCTTATCTGTTGTAACAGCGTTGTTAGAAATCTTTGCCGCGGTAATAGTATTGTCAGCTACTTGCAGTGTTCCAATAGTTCCACCCAAAGTGTCTAAAGAAATTTCTTTTAAGTTTGTTCCATCTGCGTAAGCAGCAAACAATGCAGCTCTGTCAGGAGAAAAACCTGTTCCTGAAGCTGTTTTAATTGTTAAGTTACTAGGGTTAGTTAAACCTGTGCAATCAAATATATAAAATTTTTCTATTCCATCAGGTATTGTGCAAACTGTGCTTGCAGCAATTGATGCAGTTGCGAATTTTATAACCATGTTTCTTGCATTTGATAAAGCTGCGTTTGACATTACCAATGCTAACGTTCCACCACTTGATAGTGTAACTTGTTCGAATCCTGCGATAGCTTGTTGAACTAAATTTAAATTTGTATTTGTTTTATCACCCCAAGTTCCGGCGTTCTCGCCAGTAACCATAAGTTCTAGTTTAAGATCTGTAGAAAAAGCTGATGTCATATGTCTCCAATATTATCAAAATTAAGCTGCTCTATCAACCTCAGTCCAAATATTATTAACACCAGGGTTGACCTCCTGCCATGAAGTAATATTAATTGATCCAATACTCGTAGTCAAGCCTATGCCTGAAACATCAATATTTGCAGTTCCAGTAATTGAGACTGAACCAACTGAGCTACTTAAAGCTTGACCTGTTACATCATAAACAGAAACTGGTATAATAGACCCAACAGAGCCCGTTAACAATCCTGCCGTTGTAACACTTTCTACCGTACTTTGAACTAAAGTTATAGAACCTAAAGTTAAAGACATAGCAAACATTTCTACGTCTACAGGTGTTTTATTTTCTGGCACTACTGTGCCTAAAGATCCTGATAAAGCTTGACCTGAAGGAGAAACGACCGCTGTTCCAGTTACACTTTGTAAAGCTCCAACAGAACTTTGCATAGCATCTTCACCAACAAATACAGTGACATTACCATCGATTGTTAAAGAACTTACTCCTTGTGTGATAGTTAACAGATCTAAACCTGAAACCACTGCAGTAAAATCAATACTAGGAGTTACATTTCCTTGTGAGATAGTAGCCTGTTGACCCTGCGCCGCAACAGAGAAAGTTTCACCCCAAGCTCTATTACCCCAACCTCCTCGGCCCCAACCAACTTCTACTTTTGCATCAACTGATATTGAACCTAAACTAGCAGATAAAGATTGACCACTGGCTAAAATAGAACCAGTTATACCCCACGCGCCTGAGTTCCATTCTGCACGACCCCAACCATTCGCTGACCCTGCAAATTCTAAAGTTCCTAATGTAGCTGTTAATGAAATTCCAGAGACGGAAGCAGCGTTAGAATCTTGATCATTCCAAGTACCTGCGCCCCAAGTTTGTGCTCCCCATGTTTTAGCCATGAAGAACTCCTAACGGAAGTCCCGCTATAGAAAACAAATTAGTAATGTTTGCCATAGCAGGCCCCTCCTTTAAGTTATGCGATTCTCAATATTGCTGCACTCGTTGTAAATGCAGGGAACTGAATTGTAAATGTTCCTGCAGATGCAGTTTTTTCACCGCCAAAATCTAAAACTGCTACAGCTGGATCACCAGTTGCAGTGTCATTATAAATTAAAGCACCCCTTGCTGTGATAGTTACGCCGGTAAAAGATAGATCAGAGAAATCTGTAATAGCTGTGTTTGTTGCTAAAGATGTTCCTGTATTCACAAGTGCTTTACCACCTGAAGAGTATCCGCCACTCGGTGAAGTAACTTGACCACCAGTTGTAAAAGATGTTGTTGATTTTCCTAACGTTGCAGGTGTTCCATATAAAGCCAGTTTAAATGTGTTTCCACCTGGATTTTTAAAGTTATGAGTCGCTTCCAAAAGTTCTTTTTTGAAAGAGTTGCATATTGCATTAGTTGTTATTGCCATTTTATCTCCTTATAAAATTTATGGTGATGGAGATTCTACTTTTAGTCTAGGAACTCCATCTTCAAATTCGCCTCTTCTTCTTCTGCCCATTTGTTGAACAGCAAAAGCTTGCATACTCTCATCATACCTTTGTCTGTAGAGGTTGTAAAGATCAGTGGGGCCTTTTAAAAAACCGAAGCACTCAACAAGAACGCCATAAAGTAATAAAGCTTCTTGATATGTAGATAAAAAAGTATTCGTTGAACTATCAAAATGAGGTGGATCTTTTATGTAATTTATTTGTATTTCTGCAGCAGTTGCTGGCATAGGTGCTACAAGAATATTTGTTTCATCCCAATTAGCATAATACTTAGGAGTTCCTTGTGAACCACTACTGTTAAATTCTGAAATAAAACTAGTATCTCTTTTTTCTAAAAAAACTCTAGTGCCTCCCTCAATAACTTGAACTGATCTTATTATTAAAAGATCAGCTGGCATACTTACATAACGATTACCAGCAGTAAAATTAGATGTTGCATATTTTCTAAGATCATCATAATCAACTTTACCTGCTATATCTAATTCAGTGTTTCTAATAAACTGGTCTAAAATGGTGTCTGTTAAAACATTACTATCTACCTCAGTGTAGTTTCTTACTTGTGTTAAAAATGTTGAATGTGTTATAGCCATTATGAAATACTCACTGTTACAGTTCCTAATAAAGTAAACGCTTGTCTACTTCTATTTTGCAAAGATGGATCTCTAGGCTTCATGGATGAAATTTGAGTTGTTACACCATCGCCTGTTACCGATTGATTAAAAACTTGAAAAGCAAAATCTCCTGGTAAAGTCAAATTTGCAGTAATCATACCTTGACCACCAGATGAAGCTACTGCACCATTTACAGTTTCAGGTTGTTGAAAATCTTGTGATCTAGTATTTAACAAAGCTATAGGATCCGCTTTGTGATATGGTGGATCAAGTTGTGGGTGTTTAGCTTCGTATTCTGATATATGCACTAATGAACCATTCCATTCTTTAACCATTTCTGTATATGGAAAAGCTTGTCCTGATCTATCAGATATTGCTTTTGATCTTTTACCTCTTGCGTAACTCATTAAACTCCATCTCCAAAATAAGTTTGTGGTGTTATATATACTGAAGTTCTTTGACCGTCTTCAGTCAAAGCTCTTTGTAATTCATCTTCATAAATTAATCTTAAATTTTGTGTTAAATTTGGCGTTTTTTTCATAGATAAAAAATAAGCTAGTCCAGAACACATACAGGGTAAAAATCTGTAAGAAACATTAGCTTGATTTGTATAAGCGCCAGCGTCTTCTATTCTATTAATCGTGTAGAATTTAAGCGTAGTGAACGTGCTCGCATCAGGAGCTAAATATAAATTAATTGTAGGTGTAATTTGTCTATCAACAAAATATTGTGAGGGCTGCCCCGTTTGTAATTTATTTGGTAAAGCTGCGTATGCAGATCTATCAATTTTTGTTAAAGAAACGTCATTTGTAGACGAGGTATTACCCGCAGCATTTGTAGTTGATATGTATGCCTCTAAAACATCACTAACATTACTCGACACAGAATAAGTAGCTTGTCCTGCAACTAACGCTACTTCATTTAGCTGCACTTTCCAAAGATGTACTCCTCTGTTTCCCCACTCAGAAAATAATAAGTTTAAACTACGTCTTGCTGATCTTAAATCTCTCCCACTATTAGTCCGTATACCACATCTCTCATATGCTTCTTCTATGATATCATCGATATTTAAATCGAATGCTGTAGTTCCTGACGTAGCCATAATTCATTACATTAAGTCTTTATAATAATCTAAAGACTTTCCTGGTATTAATTGTTGATCTTGCAAACCAGATCCTGAAGTTCTTGCTGCTCCATATCCTCTTACAGATTTACCCATAGCAGCCTTCATAATTTTACCTTTTTTTGCAAAACCCATTTTACGAGTAACATCAGGTCTTTCAGCTTTTAATTTTCTTAAACCTTCACCTTTTGCACCCTCTGGTATTTTTTTTAATGCCATATTTCCTCCTTTATATCCTTGTGCTTTTAATCTTTTTGTAGCTTCTTTTAATCCACCACCTGCTGCTTTCAAAACAGTCCCTAAAGTCTTAGCTTGTGCAGCATGTAATTTAGAAGCTTTTTCCAAAGCTCCTTTAACTTTTTTTACTTTCATCATCTTACCTTTAGATGCTTTTTCTACACCTTTAATAATGCCTTTATTTTTAGAAGCATAAAAAACTTCTTCGCCTTTTTTCTTTCCATATTGTTTTTTCATAGACTTCATAATTTCTTCACCTTTTTCTGTTAATGGCATAATTGAATCCTCCTTTATTATAAGATATTGCCCCACCTTTACTTTTTGGCTTTGCGTAATCCAACATAGACTCAAAACCTACATCTTTGTATTTCTTACCTTTATAAAAATCTCTTTCTCTTTTAACTGCTTTAGGATCTCTTTTCTTTACACCTGCAGCAACAGCCGTTACAGCAAGTCCCACTGGTGTAGCAGCTCTTACAAATCTACTTGCCTTATATAATTTAGCCATTCGACTTGTGACTAAGGCTTTTGATGTGCCTTTACCGACATTACCCGACATTGCTTTAGCTATATTTTCACCAACTGCTTTTGCTTTTTCAGGTGTTTTGATATCAACCAATGGTTTTTTCAAAATCTCACCAGCTTTTTTTACTTTAGCTCCAATAGCTCCAAATAAATTTTTACCTTGTGTAATAGCTTTACCTAAACCTTGATCTGCTTTACCAATTAAATTTTTTGTGTAATCTGTCATTTTTGGAGATACACTTACTCCTTCACTAGCTTTGATTACACCACCAATCTTATTTCCTTTTTTTCTAGATTTCATAGTTCCTTTAAAGTCTTTTACTTTCAACCCACTCATATAAACACCGCTAGGAAACAGATCAAAAATTTTAGTTTGTTTATTCACTAAAATAGGTCTCTTCTTATCTGTTCTTTTGAATTTGCTCATATGTCGATCATACCACCATAGTATTTCTTAGTAAATGTCTTAACATTCGTTGGTTTAGGTCCCACATTGGCAGCTGCCCGTTTCCTGGCAACGGCAGACTTTCTTTGACTTTCTGTCATTCGTCTCGCTTTCGCTAGAGGCACGCATTTTGGATAAGCTCTCTTCCTGTCCTTTTCTAATTTTGAACGACCACACGGAGCGAAGGAACCATCTTTTCGCTTGCTCCCAATATCTACCCATTTTTGTTTGAACCATTCTTTTAGCCCTCCCTTTTTAAAACTCTTAGAAAAAGTTATTCCTATATTTTTACTCTTACCTTGTTTTGTTCCTTCAATACCAAAAGTAGAACTCTTTCCTTCTTTGGTAATGTTTAAACCTAAAATACTATTTATGTTTTCTTTATTAATTTTACTAAAAGGTTTTTCTCCCTTAACACCTACAGTTACACCTTTCTTTTTAATACTTAAATCAACTCTTGGTGAAGTTACATATTCATCATCATAAATTTGCACACCACCACCAACTGTAGTGCCTCTTAAGTAATCTGGTAATATTTTTTTCTTTCCCATTATTTAATTAAATCTTTATAGTATTTTACTAAACTAGGGTTAGAAACTTTTTGTCCTGCTAAATCACCTTGAACATAACTACCATCGTAAGGTTGCATCTTACTTGCAAATGTTCCAGTCGTTGCTTTTATCATTTTACCTTTTTTTGCTGGCTTAGGTCCTCTAAAGTCTTTTCTTTTCACTCCTGATGGATCTTTAATTTTACCAGCACAAATTTTACTAGCGTATGCGTTAGCATATGCTGAGGGGTATACCTTGAACTTTCTCTTCGCTGCTGCTTTACCTCTTGGACAAAGTTTAGTCATTATCTTCTCCTGTTAAATTTTGTGCGGCCGCATTGAGAGAGATATTCTTCTCCTTTTTACGGTTGTACAACTTTTTAGATTGTATCACTTTCTGGTTGAGGTTGCTAGACCTTAAACTTTTTGCGATTGGATTTGAACTTAGGATTTGTTTTAAGTTC